GTTTTACCTTTGGTAATGTATATGTTGTTGTCTTTGATTTTGATAGTTGCTGCAGGAACATTTTTTTTGCAGAACTTGTGAATGTAAGAAATCATGTCAAACTCGTTACCACTTGTGGTTTGAACTGACAAAATATCAATAAGTAAATTTTTTCTAGTCATAAGCGTTTTCTTTTAGTTAGTAAATAGTTAGTAGTAAGGGTTAGGTAACCCTTTGATTTGTATACAAAGATACACATAATATTTGTAACTACAAAATTATTTAGTAGTTTTTTTAATATTATTTATTTTTTCTAGCAAATTTAGGACTTGAAGCTTTAAATCGTGATTGTATTCTTCTAATCTGTTTTTCTCTTGTGTTGCTTTGTCTAACCTTTCTCTTAAAGTTTTTTTATCCAAATCTGCGTTTATAATATTTAATGGTATATAAGTTTTCATATATATATTTTTAATTATTAAAAAAGGAAGGGGAGTATGTTTCACCTCCCCAACCTATACTAGAACGGCAAATCATCATCATTTGATTTGTCTGCTGTAGTTTCTTTTGGTGGCTCATAGGTATTCTCGTAAGCATAATGAGTTGCACCTTTTTCAGATGGCTCTCTCCTTTCTGCTATTGTAATATTTACCCAACCTCTTTTAGATATTTTTTGCAAATCTTCTACTTTGAAACTTGCATTAAATAATTCTCCATATTGCGTAGTAACTTTTTTTATACTACTTGCTACATAATTTTTATCTGACATATTTTTGTAATTTTAATTTATAATCATTTTTCATTTCTATCAACTCGTTCAATCTTTGAGAAAGCTCTTCCATTTTTCTTTCTACTGATTTTACCTCATGCACATAAAAGTTTGCATCTAGCATAAGTATTCTTTCTATATCTTCATAATTTTTTTTGTAAGATTTTAAAATCTTTACAAACACATCATGTTGCTGAATGTTATGTATTATTGTTGCATGATTTTTTTTCAGTATAAAAGCTATGTCGTGATAAGTAAGCTTAAAAATATTTCTTAACAAACCACTATATAATCTTCTTGCATCTACAACCTTTCTAACTCTACTTTTACCTTCAATAGTAGACCAAGGCAGGTCATATCTTTTACAAATCTCTGCTTTTATTTTTTCGTCTCTTTCTCTTGTGAACTCTATCTTATACTTGTCCATTTTTATTCTTTGTTAAGTAATCTATTTCAACATAATCCTGTTCACCATCTACGTCAAAGTTGTCTTTTAAATCAACTTCAATGATGTCTATGATATCTTTAACATCTACGTTTAAAAACTTTGCTAATCTTAACATATGATAATATCTTATCATATATGGACAATCAATGTATTTGTCTATTGTAGAGCCTTTTATATTAAGTATTCTGCCAAATTGTAGTTTGGATATACCTCTAATTCTAAGAATAGCCTCTAGTTCATTCCTAGAACTTTTTACTTTATCATAATCGTTTTTCATTTTTCTAAATTTATATTAAACATTCCATCTTTAACCATCTTATTGTATTGGTCTTTTGGGTCTATAAAGTCTTGATTATCTTTTAGATAAGGAATCAATTCATCAGCTTCAACATCTGTAAGTAAAGATAATCTACTGTATATATCTTCTTTCTCACTATCACTAATGCAAGTGTATGGTAAGAGATTCTCAATGTAACCAAGTTTCCAAAGCTCTGCTTCTAATGGTTTACCATCAAGAACCTCATCCATCCAATCATGCTCTTGTCTAGTCATCTACAATCTCATCTTGACCAAACACTCCTTGCTCATAGAAGCCTGCTATTTTTAGAACCACTCTTGACATAGCTCTCTTTTCTGCCATAGCTACAGGAAACTTTTTACCTCCACCCATAAGATTATCTTCTGAAGCTTCTCCGAAACTCATAACATTTCTTACTTCTTGTTGTGGTTTTCCTTTGACGTATATTTTATTGTTAGTAGTCATAGTAGCTGTTGCTCTCATTACCACCCAATCTTTTTGCATAATCACAGGCTCGTAAGCAACTACAATGTTTTTCTTACTTACAATCTTGTCTATACCTGTTCGTGTGATAATAACAAAACCTCTTTTGTCTTTATATACATCTTCTTTGACTAAACCATTTTCTATAAACAACCTTTTTAGTGTTTCTTCTTTGGTTTCTTTTACTGAATTGTTTTCTACTTTTTCCATAATTTAATTTGATTTTTAATTAATAATTAGTTTATTATTGACTCTATAAAGTTTTTGAGCCTAAAGTCAAAGCTCTTTTTTTTCTCATTCAAAACATAGCTAGATATAGTTGTTGTTCTGTTTCTACCATCTTTTGTTTTGTATCTTGTTTTTACTTTTTTTGGTATAGACACAATATCATGTCCTTGCCTTCTAAGACTATGTATAATGCTAGACAATCTGTAAGCACCATATTCATTTATAGCTTGTTTTTGTGTAAGCTCTCTACCATCTTTTAAGTGTTGTAGAATATCACTCGTTTGTGTTTTTTGCATAATTAAATATTTAAGGTTATTAGTTTGTTTTATCTTTCATCTCTTTCTGCATCTGCCATCATTTCTAAATAAGATTCTCTTTGTAGAGCTTCGTACTCGTAATCCTCTATAGGTTCACAATGTTCTTTACAATCAGAACATACATCTGTTTCATCACATACTCTAGCTCCACAACAGTTGCTTACCATATCGTAGTAGTGTCCATCATCTATAGGATTGCTTAGTTTCCATTGGTCATAATTCATAATATAAAATTTTAGTTAGTTGTTTGTTTTCTGTGCAAAGATACAATAAATTTTTAAACTACCAAACTTTTTTACAAGTTTTTGTTAAATAACTTAATATTTATCTTTTTCTTTATATTTATATTTATATTTAAGGGTAATAGATACCCTTTATATACCCTAAAAATAATGTGTTAATCTTGCTACTTGTCCTTTTTCTTTATCGTGGACAAATGCTTCACAGGCTTTTGGAGCACCTGTAAATCCTTTTCGGCTGTGCCAACTATCTGCTGCACTAGGACTTCTCATATATTCTACTGTTACACCAATAAAATCTTTTGCGTCAAGCCACTTATGTTTTACTTTGTGATGTATGTGGTGTAAATACCAATATCTAAATTTTGTTTCACTCCATAACGTAGGTCTTTCTTGTGCCATAAGCAAAGGTAACTTATCCATTTTTGCACCATCACCATGTTCTAAACCTATAAGATTATTACCATATTTATAATATTTTCTATGTGAAACACTTATATCAAACTTTATATCTTCTGCTTGTCTAAACCATGATTTTAATGTGTGAGCTAAGTGAAAACCACTTTGGTAATCGTGATTACTCATTGAATGTAAAACATCTACAGGAGCTATATTTCTTAACTGTTCAATAACCCTTACATAGAGATACAATGCTATTTCGTAATGTTCCCACCACTTACCATCAGTATCTTGATGAGTACCTTTTGTAGTTGTGTTATAAACATTATCTATATGTAAAACATCATTGCCAATACAAAACAAAACCTTATCTATATCAAAACCACTAGACTTTTCTATCAATCCATTTACCCCTTCAAGAACTCTTGTAACAGCAACCTCACAATCATAGCCCTCTCCTGTTTCTAATTCATTAGAATATTTACCTATGTGTATATCAGAAGGATTAATTACTAATAAATGACTACCACCTTTTCTTTTTATAGGTTGATAATCAGGAGAATATTTTTCTATAAAGTTGTTTACTTTTTTAAATATCTTATCTTCATCAAGACCATAATCTTCTTTTGTAACTATAGAAAATCTGTATTCACCATTAGCTGACTGCCAATGTTTTACCGACACTACATCTTTTTTTTCAATACCTCTTTGTTGTAAATGCTCATCTAAAGCTGTATTGTCATTTATGTTTTCTACAGCTTTTGCTCTGTGTTGATATATTAAATTTTCTTCTTCAACAGTTAATCTTAGCCTCTTACCATTTTTCTTCATACGTCAAATATATGTAAAAAACAAGCCTATAAAAAGAAAGAGTGAGAAGTTATTCACCACTCACTCTTAACAAACTAACTATTCCCCCATGAAAACACTCTGAGAAGGAAAGCAAAAATAGTGTTTTTTACGACAAAAAACAAATTATTTCTTAACTTTTGCTACGTCAGCAATACCTTGACCTAATATTAAGGCAATTATTGAATATAAAATAGCTTCTGTTTGTACAGGGTCTAAGCCAAAACTTTCATTTAAAAGTTGTACTACAATACCTACTACTGCATACCAAAACTTTTTAGACTTCAACATTTGACCTAATAAAAACTTTTCTAATAAATTTTTCATTTTACAATATTTTAATTAATAATAATGCCAAATTACATTTTGGCTTTTTTCTAAATCTGTGTCGCAATGTATGAAATTTTTACCAATACCTATGCGATTTATTCCAACTTTTAACAAAGATGATATAATTTTATATCTAGTAGAACTGTCTTTTACAGCTATATCACAAGCATTACAAGGAATGTTCATGTGTGAACTAGACTTAGAACCTTTTACACTTGTATTATGTTTTGGAGTTCTATATCCTGATGTTATTACAAAAGAAGTATCTGCTATTTCTCTAGCTTCATCTAATAATCTAACAAAATTTAAATCCATATTGACTCCTGAGCCTTTATCATCAGGGCTGTCAAACTCTGATAAAGAAAAATATTTTATTTCTCTTTGAGGTTTTTTATTTCGGTCATAATCATAATAATACTTACTATGATTTCCCTTGACCTCTATATTTTTTTTTGTAGCCATTTTGACCTTTTGAAGCATTTTTAGAATGAACTCCTTTACGTTTTTTATTCTTTTTTTTAAGAAAACTAAAAGATATTTTTTTTGCCATTATCCACCATCTTCACCTTCTTGAACACCTCCTTTTGTAACCACTAAATATTCTACATAAACTGCTGCTGAATCTGCTTTTGCTTTTACACTTTTTATATCAGCTAAAGAAATGTCAGCATCACCTGAACCTTGTGCAAAAATTTCAGGACACATTAACAGATAACTTTCACTTGTTTTAAGCTTTACAAAATATTTTACATTATTTGCATTAGTTATTTCTAATGTAATAAAATTAGTGTCGTCTAAATTTGATATTCTAAAATATGTAAAATCATCTACATCAAAAGTACCTCTACCATCTGCAGTACTAAATAGAACAATATCTGTGAAACTATCACCTGTGGCTATCTCCATAACTCTTTGGTCTACTCTACCATTACCTGTAAAGTTATAAGATTGAGTGTTACCATATGACTTGCCATTAACATTAATGTTTTCAGTTATGTTTACTGTCAAGCTTGTTTGTTTAACATAAGTACTCATATTATTTTTTGTTTTTTAATTTATAAAATTTGTAAATTGTAAAAAGAATAGCTAATGAAGTAGATATAAAAAGAAGTATTTCGTTTGCCTCTGCTAGACTTAGTCCAACCACGCCACCATTGGCTAGTAAAACTTCAGTTGTATCTTTCATATTATCTTTCATTTTATGTTTGTCTATAACCTATCAAATATACTTTTAAACCTTGTGCTCCTGTTTCAGAATCTCCTATAGATGTTACATCTATTGTAATTTTTGAATTATCTGCTAATTCAAAATCTGATATAACAACAGGTGTAGTTGCTGTTGTTGATGAGGTATCTCCTGCATCTATTGTTAAAGCTGTAGACAATATACTAACGCCATCTTCTTTTATATCTATTGTTGTCATGCCCTCTGCTGAACTAAAAACACTAGCTCTTACTTCTAACAATCTAAATTTATAAGGCATATTTATATAATCTAAGTTATTAGCTACCGATATTGCTGTAGTTGTTGAGCCAAAACTTAGAATTTTACAATCATAAGCATAATCCCAAGATAAAGCTCCTTCTTGGTCATCATAAGAAGAACCATTACCTTTACCTAAAAAAGTATTATTGCTAGCAGTTTCAAAACCTTTTGGAAAGTGTCTGTTAGCGTCTTTTAAATTTTTATGTTGATTTGATGCCATATCTTAACAATTACAAGGTGTTTTACAATCACAATTACGATAATTATAATCATCATAACATCCATATATACCACAATCTGCCACGCCATTATAAGTGTAAATACTATCGTAAAATATCATACCATGATTTTTATATGTACCATGCAAACTTTTTGGTAAGTTGTTTTCGTATGTAGGAAACTTACCTTTTTGGTCGTCTCCTTTTATATAATCCATCATATCGTTTGCAAATATTTCTGCTTTTCTATAAGTATCTTGTTTAAATGAATTATAATCATTATCATCAATTACTCTTGAAAATTCATCTAAATTATTTACAACACCACTAGATGTTATATTGCTTTGTATATCATTTATTACTTCAAACCTTACATACCAACACAAAGCATCTTCTAAATAATATTGTAAAAGTTCTTCATTATCAGTAGTAAGTGTACCATTGTTATGTTGTAGTTTTAATTCACCATAAAATTTATCACCCAACAAAGGTCTTATATGTGCTAATTCTGCTAACACTATTGTGTTTTCAGAAATCAAATAAGGGTCTGTGTTTGAATTTGTAAAAGTTTTTGCTATAACTTCTGCAGCACTTACTAAGGTTGTATATTGTTTATAATTTGCCATATTGTTATTGTTCTACAGTTACTTCTTTTCTTTCATCTATATCTCCATCTCCGTCTTCATCCTTTTCTACTACAATAACTTCTCTATCTGAAACAAACATATCGCCATCTTCTAACATAGGTAAATCCTCGTCAATTAAAGCTCTTTGCTCATTAATAGTTAGAACCTCTTTGATATCTACATCATTTGCGTAAGAAATCGGCGGCTCATAGTGAATAGTTATGTCTTTAGGGTCATAACCCATTTCTTTATATAAAACAGTTCTAATGCCATTTAAAAGCATTTCTGATGTATCTTTTATCACAGTAGTCATTGCTAAATCATAAGCAATTCTTATTTCACTACCTGTGTTATTCATTTTACCTGAACTTACAATACCACTCAAAGATGGTTGCCACCTATGAGCTGTTATTATATTTTGGTCAGTTATCTTTTGTAAATCTATCCAACTTCCTTCTTGGTCGTCTTTTATGATTTGTACATTTGCAGGGTTTGCGTCTCCATTTTTTACAATAAAAAGTATCTTACCATTATTACCTTCACCTACAAACTTTTTTTGTGCTTCTTTTACTAATTTTTGTGCTTCTTCATCACCCATATCACCATTGATTTCTACAATAGCAGAAGGTTGAAAGCCATTTAAAAATTTAGTATGATTCCATTTACCTATTTCATAATCTACACAAATATGCTCTAAAGCAGCTACATAATCAGGTAAACCATAAAAATTAAATGTAGGTTCGTAATCTTTGAAATGAATTACAAACTTGTTGTGTGATACTCTTGGATAAATAGGTATTCTATGTATTTTATCACTATGGTTGTAATATTTACACCAATCAGAATTAACATATATTTCTCTTTTGTTTTTAGCCATTCTTACAGTAGTAGCGTCTATGTGATACATATTTACACCACCATCATAAAGCACACACTCTAAATAAGCGTTACCAAAAGTAAAATAATCGTCAGCTAGTTTTTTAAATACGTCTCTTAATGATTCGTGGTCAGCGTTTACATCTTTGATGTATTCTTTTAACCTTTCATCATTACAAACAAATTTTGCTCCACTTGTAAATACAGTTTTTTGTGCTAAAACACTTCTATGTGTAGAAGATTTACGTTTTAACTCTGCTAAATATTGAGGAAACAAGTTGTCCTTACCAAATGGAATCCATTTAGTAACAACATTTTTCATGTTTTTTGGTTCAGTAATAGTAGGTGGTGTTGTTAAATTAAAAACACCAAACTCAAAAGTGTTATTCTTTTTCGTTGTTTTCTTTGCTACTGTTGCTTTTTTTACTGCTCTTGTTGGAGTTTTTTTCATTTGATTTTTTTATTTTATCTACCTTGTCTATAAAATTTTCTCCATTATTAACTTCTTCATATATGTGTGCAAGTTTTTCTTGCGTCATATCTGAAACCCAACGAACAGCTTTTCGCTGACCATTAAAATGAGTACTCCTTCCAATCCAAGAAGATTTTACTTTATATTCTGCCATATCTGTATAAATTTTTAAATGTGCTAAAGTTAATATTTCTTCTTCAGTTGTATTATTATCACAATCACACATATTTAAAAGATATTAGCAAGGGGTTGTTAAAAACCCCCTGCTATATCTAAAAATCAAATATTAGGTTGTTTCACCTTGTGATGCAGAACTAGAATCTATTGACATTGTACCTGTATATTCATAAGGTAAGTCAAACTGTCTAGCCATTATCGTAACAGTTACTCCATTATCATCTGCATAAGCTGAACCTGAACCTCCTTCTATTGTAGATAGGTTAGCAAATGTTTGATTTCTATGGAAAGGTGTGCTACCTCCAAGAGCTGCATATCTTTCAGATAAACCAATTACAAATTGTTTACCTGAGTTTAGCTTTACACAAGCTACTATACAAGCGCCAGGGTCATACGATAAATTCATTAACTCGTGAAACTTATCGCCTGATATGTGTGGAAGGTAGAAATTTAAGCCAACCTCATAAGCTGTACTTCCATTTTCTTTTGTTCCATTTATTGTCATAGCAGCAACCTCATTTTTGAACTCAAACCTTGCCCAATCTAAAGTCGTAGTGATTGAAGATATTTCATGTTTTCCTGCAGAAGAACTATCAAAAGTTACTGCATCAACATTACTTAAATTAGTAAGAAATATTTCTCTAACACCACCAACTGCCTGTAGGTCAGCGCAGCTTATTAAAATTCCATTATCTATTGCCATGTTTATTTATGTTTTAAATTGTTATTAATCTGTTAATGATGCTCCATATACTAAACTATTGAATCCATATTGGAAGCCCATAGTAAAGTATGAACGTATAAGCATTTTGTCATCAGCAGGGTCATAAAACATTCTTAATTCAGTTTCAGGTGAATTAACATCAGTACCAACAAATAAATTGCTTTTTGCTGCATAGATTGCTAAGTTTCTAGGCTCTACATTAGAACCACTTGAATCATCAACATCTACTAACATTGCTACTTTATCTGCAGCATCTGAACTAGCGTCAGTTGCAGTAAAAATTTCATCCCAAACCCACATTGGCTTGATTTCAACTCCTCTAAAGAACAATCTTTCTTTACCTGATTGTGCATCTGAATGTCCTGCGTTTACTGAACCTGCTTGTGCTACTTGTGTCAATGCTTTGTACCATCCATAGTAAACATTTGCAGTTACAAATATACACTTGTCTGCTGCAGGTAATCTTTGTAAAGTAGAATCTGCATTTTCAAAAACGAAGCTTAATAATGTTGCTGCGTCTGCTCCTGAAATATCACCACCTGTTGTGTAGTAAGAAGCTGTAGCTGCAGTTGATGATAATGCTCCTTCAACACCTTGTGATTTACCACTATTAGCAAAAGAACCTGCGTTTAATAATTCAAATAATCCATCACCCATAGATGAGTATGTACAATTTAAATCACCTGCTATTGTAGATAAACCACCCCACATATTTCTTGAAAGGTCATATCCAATACCTGTTCTGATTCTGTCAATGATTACATTTGCTAATTCTGTTCCTGTTAAGTCAGGCATATTAATTCCTGCTTTGTAGGACTCTCTAATTACTCTGTTTTTGAATGTGTTCCAACATTGCTCTTGCTTTACTGAAACATTTTCTGTTGTTAATACTTTATCACTAATTGCAAAAGTGTCAGTATCTGTACAGTTATTAGCACCACACCCTGAATTTACTGCTGTAATTCCTTTCAAAGTGCCTGCTAGGTTCATGTTCATTTTGTATTTAACATTAGGAATAACTGTTGCATATTCCATCATATCAGATACAAAAAGAGGTTCTAACAAAATTTTGCTAGCGTAAGTTCCGTTGTATGCTATATTTATACCATCCGTTGCTATTGCCATTTTTCTTTTTTTTTAAATTAAACTTTTATTTTACTTAGAAGTGCATTAAAAAACTGCTCTTCCTCACTCTCTACTTTGTTTTCAATTACTGCAGGGTCTCCTTCAGTAGAGATTTCAGTTCCCCTAGCATCTGCTTTACTTACTAAAGCATTAAGTCTTTCTACTTCTTCAGATAGAGTAGCTTTTACTCCTTCTAATTCTGCAATTGACTCATTCATTGTTGCAACTTTTGCTTCAAAATCTGTTAGTTTTGCGACTATCTCGTCATTATCAGCAAGAGTAACTTCAACTTTTTCAGCTTCAACCTCAACATTATCTTCTTTTACTTTCGCAATAATGCTTTCAACTTTAGCGTCAAACCAATTTTTTAATTCTTCGGTCATTTTTTTAGTCTTTAAATTAATACTCAATTTACTTTGTATTTCCTCATTTGTAATATTTTTAAATTTGGAAACATCATATTTGGCTGCTACCTTAATAGCATCCGAGATAGAATCAACAAAACCTAAATTGTAAGCTTCTTCAGCGTTTAACCAAGTTTCTTCATCCATCATATCTTTAATCTTTTCATATGAAAGATTTGTTTTTTTGACATAAATGTCTGCAATTTCTGCACTAATCTTATTTAAAAGGCTTGCTGTTTTTTCTAAATCTTTAGCCTCACCCATTGCACCACCCCAAGCATTATGTATCATAAACAAAGAATTCTCAGCCATTATTATTTCATCTGCAGCGAGTGCTATAACACTACCCATACTTGCAGCTATTCCTTCTATATATACTGTAGTTTTGTATTCTCTCTTTCTTAATACATTGTAAATAGCCATACCTTCAAACACATCACCACCTACACAATTAATATGTAGATTCATAGGCCTTTTCTTGTAGTTTCTGATTTCAGAAATAAAACTTTTAGCGTTTATATTGCTAGAGCCTATTTCGTCAAATATGTAGACATCTACAGGGTTTGTAGACGTACTAGCTTTTACATCATACCATTTCTTCATAAATGCAAAATTATTTTACACTTTTCAAAAAATTGCGAAGTTTTTGGAAAAAACTTTAATATGTAATATTTGTTTTAGCTGCTCCTTTGATTCTTTCTTTGTAAACTATGCTCTGTGCTTGTCTTTCTGAAATATCATATTTTATAGATAAGTCCATAAAAGTATGAGTTCTGTTACCATTATTAAATTTCAACATAGTATCAAAATCATATATAATCATATAATTTCTTAATCTCTTTGGCTCAACTATACCTCTTTCAATTAAATGCCTTAAAATATCTTTTGTTGTAGGCTCAAACCATCTTTTCTTTAATTCTACCTCACAAATATCTAAATATTCGTAAACTATTTTTTCTTTATTTTGCCTTGGCATTTACTTTTTTTGTTTTGTTTTTTACTTTTTTTGGTGCAGGATTAATCTTTTCTTTTTCTAAATAATCAGCTAATAAATCGCAAAACTTTACAACTGCTTTTCTACAAGCTTCACAACTTTTTTGTTGTCTCTTGTTTGGAAAATGTTCGTGCCATAAATTAAAAAAATAATTTAAGCTTTGTGATTTGTAAGTGTTTGTACGACTCATTTCTAGTTTATTAAGTTTAGACAAACTTATTATACGTTCTTTTTTTTCTTCTGTGTAGTTTTTAGTAAGTTCAACGTAATTCATATTATATGGTTTTGGTTATTATTCTTTCCATTTACCTATAGGACACTCTCCAAAAAATTCTTTTGTAAGTGATGCTTTGGCATCTAAAAAACAAGAACATTTACCACACCTCATGCCTATTGTCCATTTAGGTTTTTTTAGCATTAAAAAGTTTCTATAAAAATCGCATTTTTTACAAGTTTCTAACCTTTCTTCTTTTATTTTTTTACTAACAAACATATGTTTATATTTTTAAATTATTAAATTGTTGCTTCTGCTTCTAGTGTTTGCACAGTTTGTTGTGTTGAGGTTATGTCAGATTCTACAACAAAAACTCTTTGAGAATTTGTTTTCATTGAGCCTGCAGTAAAGTTTTGTTGTGCAAAAGATGGCATATTTAAAAGACCACCATCTGCAAATCTTACACCACCACCTGCTTCATTCATAGCTGACAACTGACCTCTAAACATAGCTGTACTTCTTTTATTTATTACAGCCTCACCTCCTTCTAGCTCTACTACTCTGCCACCGACTGCAAACTTCTCTCCACCTTGTGCATGAGACCTTCCATAAACCATACCACCCTGTGCAAAAGTTTCATCTACCACGCCACCATGCTCACCTTTAAACCTCATAACTCTACGAATCAAAGCCATTGTTGCTAATATAGCCACAATATTAAATGGAAAAGGAATAGCTTTAGCACTACCTAAAATACTTGATATTGCTTTTGGTATTATACTAGCCACATCAGCAACAGTACCTGCTATTGTAGATGCTGTAGATACGTTTTCACTAATA